GGTCGTAATCGGCTTGGTTTGTGTATACGTTGCCGTGCTGCCCGTTCGTAAGGTAATGAGTAAAGGCATCTGTATCATCAGATAAACCGTTAAGATACTTGTACTCTGCCTCATTAAAATTGGGCGACATCGTAGTTACATACGCACGCTCTGCGGCGCTGTAGACAGGTTGTAATTCTTCGTTAAGACGTCCAGCACTTACTTGTAAGTTACCTTGTGCTACTCCAAGTTCAGTTTCTAGCTCAGTAAATTTGTCTTGGGCATCAATTATTTGTTGCTCGTAAGCATCCATCCTCGGTTTGTATTCTGCGTACTTTGCGTTTAAATCTGCCACAGCTTCTTGATATTCCGCTAACAAATTGTCGTAAACCGTTTGTCCTTGCCTGCCGCCCCTTTCGCGGTCGTCCATTGCGTTTTCACGCGCTACTTCTAACTGCCCTTGCATAGTCTCAAGCGCAGATAGGTCGTCGTTTATTTCAGTACGTAGACTTTCATATCCTTCGTAAGCGGCGTTGCGGCTAAGTACCTGCGCGTCAAGTTCGTCGGCAATACGTACAGTTTCTTGGTAATCCCCCGACATTTTGTCGATGCTATTGTTTATGAAATCTCCAATACCGGAGTTATCAATAGCATCATGAAGTGCTTCCATGCCGTAGGCAGACATAACACCTTGAAGCGCAGCGGCGGCTTGTTCTCCTGAACCGCCTGACAAAGCAATTGCGGTAGTGCGCTGGATAGCCGCAGTGACGTAGCCAATCTCACGGTCACCCATGGACTGATCTTTGTCGATGTACCCTTGTACTAATTCAGCGGTAATAAGGCCGCGTGTAAGCGCCCCCGCCATAAGTGCAGGAGTAATTTCTTGACCAGTAAGCTCCGCTGCAAGAGCGGTACTAATCATGTTCTGCACTACATTTGGTATGGTACGAGTAGTAGTTTTGCCTGTGGCTGGGTCAGTTACAGTGCTCTCGAACCCAATCTTTTCGCCAATCTTACCCATAGCAGCGGATACAGCGGCAGTAATACCACCCCGTGCAAATGCCTCAAATGGGTCTTCTCCATATAGAATTGCTGTTGTTGCGCCTACAGTACCTTGGCTAACCATGGTAGCCACAAGCTCACGAGTACCCGCAGATACACCTTCGCCAAGAGCGTTGCCAGCAGCTTCACCTGCCCAGTCACCAAGTTCTCCGCCAACTTTTCCAGCAACGTAGGAAATCGCAACGGACTTCATTACGTCCCCAAAATCCCCACCCTTGGCGGCGGTAGAAGCTCCGTCAATTAGGGGTATAGCCCATGCGTTACCTGTAGCAATAGCAACTACTTTGGCAATCGTTGTAAGCGGGTCGTCCATAAGGGCTTTTACAGTGTCGCCAACAAATTCAAAAACAGGCTCAATAATTTCATCAACGGCAAAATCAAGGACATCCTCGATGGCGTCACCGACCCAGTTGACTACCTTTTTGACTACTTTTACGACTGCGGACAATTTATAAACCCCGTGCTAATGGTTCTTTACCTAATCGCATATAGACCACGTACTGATTAGTTTCGGGGTCCATACCTATACCGATCTGGGTATCTTGTTGTTTCGCACGGCGTTGAAAAATCTTAAACCCATTGAGGAACACCGGACCATCAAATTCGGTTGTATAATGTGTAATACCCCTTTTCTGCAAGTAAGTAAAATACTTGAAGCCGTTTTTTACAAAGTTACGTCCTGTGTCTACATTGAACGCACGGCCTACCATCTTCTTACTATTTTTCCCTTTGCCCACATGGGATACAAACACCGTGTTACCAATCTGAACTATGTCCGTGTTTGGCAGTGTTGTTTCCGCAGCAATAGAAGCTAAGATAGCTTCCTTGGGGTATGGTAGATTATCCATACTATAGATGGATTGAGCGATAATCTCTGGACCACCCAACAATTTCTCTTTACTGTCTACGAGTTTCATGAACTTACCTCCGGTGCAAAAATAGCGGCGGAGTATATGTTGCCCATACCAGCAGCTAAACTAAGCAGTAATCCATCAGGTACGGGGGCGTCAGCAGACAAGAACACAGAATCATCCTGTGTCCTATTTAGAATCTTAGGCACGTAGCCAGTTTTCATGTCTTCTAACAACAATCCAGTCTCCAACAAGCCGCTTGCACCCATTGTGTGCCCAATCCGAGGTTTGTACGATGTCGCTACAAACTCATTAAGGGAGTGCAATAGTGCTGATTTCTCCGCAGCATTGTTGACTGGCGTGCCAGTTCCATGCGTCTTTACCAATCTTACTTCATTTTTGTGTGCTTTGGCTACAAATAATGCACCCTCGATAGCTTTACTAAACCCAGAACCGTCGTTTCGTTGGCCCAAAGGGTTTGTACTATCTTCCGCAGAACTATACGCGCCTAGAAATTTAGCCATCGGAGCTACCATACCAGCGTGTTCCTTTTCAAAAATAGCTAGTGCTGCACCTTGCCCAAGGAAAAATCCTTGGTTCGTGGCGTCGAATGCTGATGGTTGCCGCTCTCCTTCGTCTTTATATTGCAAGCTAGCACCCGCTTCTCCAAAGAACTCTAACGTCAGATTATTAACTGCGTCTTCACCTGTAAACACAATAACACGGTCAAACTCAAAGTTGTTCATTAAATTTTGAACTTCCATGAGGACTTTTAAGCTAGAAGCACAGGCGCTAGCATCGGTTGATACATGGTCGTGTACTCCAAACATGCTGGCGATTCGCCCTGCATAAATATTAGTGAGCACAATAAAAGGTATTTTTACCTTATAGTGCAATTCGGCGTCGGGGTTTTTGTCGTACCGCCCGTTATTACCCATCCAACCTTGGTTACCCGCAGCAAATATAAACCCTGTCTTACCTTTTACAGGATTGTCACGTACGTAGTTTATAGTTTCCTCATCAACCAAACTTTCCAATAAGGTATGTGGAGGGTATTTCATCCCACTTTTTGCCCGCCTAAACGTACTTGGTATTATATGAGCATGTTGTGGGTAGGGGACGTCAGTAATAAGTTTTGTTTCGGTAGTGTACGCGGTGTTACATTTTGTAAGATATATCATGCTAAATCCCTCACTAATGCTTTGATGCTAGCGTAGGTGTCTTCAGGGTTTACAGTCTTATACTCTTCAATAAACGCGCCCACTGCGCCAATAGTAGATGTGGGCCATAAAGCGTCCATTTCCTCACCTTCGGGTACGCCAAAGGCTTCTCCGAGCACAAAGAACGTCAAAGTAACGTCTAGGCTATCAAGACTTGTCGCATCTTCGGTAATTGGTACGTCGAGGGATTCAGCTACTATGTAGTCTTTTGTGACCGCTTTTTGTGCAGCGGCCACGGCGTTAAATAGTTCGAGAAAGTCAAATTTCATGTTGTCGCTCCTGTAAATAGGGTTTGCTCAGTATAGACAAAAAAGCAAGAGAGACAACTACACACCATAACTAGTTTGCTATTAAGACGCCTTGGAAAGACGCGCCGATTTCTACATTCGTAGTATCGGTACTCGCTCGGCATTCAACGTCTGTTTTTTCTGGTAAAGCCAGAGGGTATTCAAACGGTACTAGCAGGAAATTGCTTTGTAGCGTTTGTACTAGGCGCGTCCTAAACGTGTTAGACCCAAACTCACGAGAGACGAATTTAGCGGTGACGTTTTTGTTAGCTAAAGATATAGCTGCGGTAAACGTAACGTCGTCTGTATAGAAGGTTGAGCCTGCGGGTACAGTATATACCACCTGCTGTGTTTGGTTATCCCCAGCCGCAACTTTTGCGTATATATCACCTGTAGGTACCCCCGCAGTTGCTCCAGAAACAGAAACATATATGTCCCCTGCCGCAGTGCCCCCACTACCTGACGTAGCAACAAACACACGATTTACCCGAAGCCATCCTGACGCATCGCCAATCTGCACCTGAGTCTGCCCGTTCATATCGACAGTGACACTTTGAAAGGCGTAGTTTTCGTCTAAGCCTTCTATAGTAACAGTCTGTGCACCTGTACCTGCGCTAATATCTGCGGTGCTAGAACTACTAATAAACGCAGTAAACGCCGCCGTAGCCCACGGATAATCCCCACCATGCACCCAGATACTTTCTTCTACACCGTTTACATCTGGGTTAAACCCAAACTTATACTCAGGAGACGCACCAACCACTTGGCCTTTAGATACTTGTAATTGGTATGGTTCTTGAACTGCCATAGCGTTCCTCAATGCGTTGTCGAGTTGGTTAAAGTAGATACGCAGCACTTTGTTAAATTCTTCAAACGATTGCGCGTCGTAAACTTTAGGTGGGTATGGTAATGCTGGCGCACGGAACGGTACGTTATATCTAGTATTATCTACCGCCATTACCGCCTCCCGTCAGGCCGCATATCAATACGCGGAGTGCCAAGCTGCCACGAAACTCCCAACGCAGTAGACTCAATTTTTACTGCAAGCTGCCTACCGCGTATGCGCGTATTGAGTTGCCCAGTGTATTGTTCTATAGGTAAAACCGCGCTTCGCGTAATATTTGCTGAACTAATTCCACCTTGCGATAGGGGGTCGTTATACCCTGAACCTGAGTTTGCAAGAGGTAACAAAGTCATCGTTGCGACAGGAGCAGTGGCTGTAGAACCTGTAAATGTAATATCAGGAAGTACCCGCCAAATAAACGCAAACTGGTGCCCGTCGTCCAAATCAAACTGTGAGGAAGATATAGAAGCTGCAATCGGAAGCGTTGTATCTGTTTCATTATTGTCCGTGCCAACCTCATGATTGACTAGGTTGTAGCTATACGTAGCCGCTAATGGGAAGTTACGTAGCCCAGAATCTAGCCATGCTGTACGGGACAAATTGCCGTAGTACCACGTGTTTTCCATGTAGTTATAGACTACATACTTATCAACATCGGTTTGGTTTGTAGAGCAGTAGAACCACCAAACTTCGTGAAACGACTCGTTTGTACCTGCAAAAACTTGATCGTATTGTTGGGTATTAAAGTCACTAAATACGTGACGACGTAGATCAGATACTAGCGGTTGCGTGCGTCCGTCATACTTATAGAACTTATCTTTACCCATCCAATAGGCCACACCATTAGCGTAACCAACGGCATTTTGCCCTGCGATAGATATGTTTTCTCCGACAAGTTGCGCCGCCCAAACAGCAGGTGCGCCTACATATTGCATGGAATACACGGCAGAATCGGTCCAAACAAGCACCTCTTGGCGGGATTGCTTTGCTGCTACGATCCGCGTGCCCCGAGATAATACGATACTTCCTGCTTGGTTTGTTGCCGCAGGGGTCCAATTTGCTGGGTTTTCTTGGTCTGACCACCGAACAAGCATAGGATTGATTGTGGCGGATGCAATTTCGTTTGCTCCAAAAGCAAATACAAAACGGCTAATATCAGAAATTTCAATAACATTCTGCACTATTGGAACATCCGATGCCCCTGCTAAATTTTGCAAGGGTACGGCACGGGTATCAACACCCGCAGTGGCGTCCCAGTAATACATCCCGCCGCCACGAGGCCCAAAGATAAGGTCTTCACCAAAGTTTGTTTGGCTCCATAGGCGGATAGCTTCGGTTGAAACAAGCCCAGTACCCCAGACACCGCCGCCCCAAGTGCCTGCACCCCAACCAGCAAGCGGAATTGCGTAAGCAGCGCCGACATGGATTTGGTATGCCCCTACTGTGGAGCTTCCACCGTTTCCGGTATCCGAAGCATTTGCAGTTGCGGTTGCAATAATTGTAAAGCTATTAGCATCAAGTAGCGCATCGACTTGGTATTCTTGGTTAAGCACATCCGCTGTGATGTTACCTCCAAGAGATACTGCCCCACTAAAAGTGACAAAATCACCGTTGGTAGCCCCGTGCCCGTTATCGGCTACGGTTATTACATTACTACCATTAGTAGCAGCAAACGTAACGTCCCCAGCAGCCGTGGTCTCTCGAATAGGCGTAATGTCGTTGTACGCACCGCCTTCTTCCAGATAAAACTTTAGATTAGTACCAACTCCTAAAAGATTGATACTTCCTAACGTAACCCAGTTCCATAATGAACGGCATACCCCAAGATAGGTAGTAGAAGAAATACGCTGCCAGCCACCTATTTTCTCAGGTAAACCTTGGCGAAACCGGACTTTATCGCACTCGTACCATCCGCCTTCATTAGAATAGCTTGTACGCTCCCTATTTACACCGGATTTAAATAATATCTTCTGAAGAGGCATAGGTCCACCTACATAGCTTGGCCAAAAATTGGCGGCAAAGAAGTAACCTGAATGGCTACGCTTTGCTTTAAATTAAGCGGTTGCCCGCAATCAGAGCAAGTATCGGCTGAAATCTCGGATTCATCAAGATCGTAACTGCAATTTGCACAAACAACTTCTACTGTATGGGTCGGCTCAACACCAGAATCAATGTCCCGAGCGGCTACTACTGTCTTCATAACTATCCTCGCAATTCAAAATGTGGCCCATCAAAGAATGGGCGTTTGCCTTGGCTACGGCGAAGATCAACGTAAGAGTTCATAGCCTCCTCCATTGTACCATCCCAAACGCGAATATCGTCTACCGACCATGCGCCGCCCCACCTAATATGTACGTTGTGGTGGCGTGCAGCAACTTTCATTGCATCAGCAAGGTCATCGTAAAGCGAGATTTCCCACGAAGCTCTTGGGCCAACGTAAGCCATCAAGTCTACAGCGTGACTAAATCCATCTGCCTGTCGCAGATGATAACTATTCATGGTCTTTGATGCACCTTTTTCAAACAATTCTTTTTGTTCTTCGAGGGTTCTCACACCGTAGATTACACCAAAATCGGTAGACGTTTTTTCAATGGCCGTATGTACTACCTTAACCAAATCGGGGTGTACCCCATCTAAGTTAGTTATACTACGCTGGGATAGCTTAAACGTCATTTAGACACTCCTTTGTACTTTTCAAATGTACGCA